CGAGCGGCTCTCAATTATTATCGGGCGCGAGAAGGGCGAACTGGTGCCCGCTGCCGACATGCGCGAGACTGCGACTCGGGTGGTGTCAGTCTGGTGCTCGGAACTGGACGCACTGGTGGGCGACCTGCCGGGGCAACTCGCTGGGTTGACCGAAGCCGAGATCCAACCAAAGCTCAGAAGCCGCATTGAGCTTCTGAAGGCAAACGCACGGGAGGGCTTTTCCAACCTGTGAACCCGATCACTGAAGGTTCATGCACTGGAATCCGACTCGCCTACACCGGCGACCCGCTGGACTGGCTGGAGCAGAATGTACGATTTCCGCACAGCTCCCGCTCAACGCATTTTGATCGGCACACGGCGCCTTGGTGGAACGCAGTCTTTGCTGATTTTGCCGACCCATCTTGTCGCCAGACGTTTGTGCAGGCGTGCACGGGCGCAGGAAAATCAACCGCACTGGAGGCGCTAGTGTGCTGGGCGGTGGCTCAACAGCCTGGGCCGATGCTGTCCATCACGCAGACCGACGCGACCTCGGCCGAGTGGATGGCAACCAGGCTGCTGCCGGTGCTCAACGCTTGCGAACCGCTACGGGGCCTGATGCCGACGAACCGGCATCACACCAAGAAGGACGGCATCTATTTTGCCCACATGCCGCTGATGCTGGGCGGTGCAAACAGTTCTAACGCGCAGGAAAAGTCCGTGCAGGTGCTTTTTCTTGACGAATGCTGGCAATATTCGGACCTCATTACTCAGTTCAAAAAACGGCTCCATGACCGCTGGAACGGCTACGCACTGCTGACCAGCCAGAGCTACGAGGAACCCCACCAGCTAACCGAGGAGTGGAGGTCGGGCGAGGAGTTCCAGTGGTGCCATCGGTGCCCCGGGTGCAGCGAGTGGGTCAAACCGGCGTGGGTGGATATCAAATATGACGAGTGCAAAAACGAAAACGGCGAGTGGAACTGGGGCGCGCTGGTCAAAACGGTGCGCCATGAGTGCCCCCACTGTGGGCACGTCACTCCTGACACCACGGCAGCACGGCGGGCGCTGACCCAGCGCAGCGAGTGGAGGACAGAGGGAAATGACCACGTTGAGGGCTACCGCTCCCGGCGCGTTTCCGCGCAGTCGGTTTACTGGATCCGGTGGGCCGACCTGGTGATTCAGTGGTGCCAGGCGTGTGACGCTCGACACCTCGGGGTATTGCAGCCGACCAAAGATTTTAGGATGCAGCGACTCGCAGAACCGTGGAAACAAGAGGAGGAACTTCCGGCGCTGGAGTTGGAGGCGTCGGAGTATTTCGTAAACGAGTGGCAGGACGGGCGCCTAATGCCAGACGAGGCCGCACGGGTTTTTACTGTGGACTGCCAGCAAGACCATTACTGGGGGATCTGCCGAGTCTGGCTCAAAAACGGGCACAGCCGCCTACTCTGGGCGGGCAAGATTCTGACGGTGGACCAGCTCCGCGAGATCCAGACGAGGCTCAAGGTGCCCGACAAGCGCACGTTGTTGGACGCTGGCAACAGTTTCCATGGCCGCGTCTACGACACTTGTGCCAAGTTTGGCTGGACCGCACTGGTGGGCCGCGCCGAGGACCATTTCACCGTTAGGGGCCAAGATGGGAAAGCCATCCGCCGTTACTACTCTGCACCGGATCGAGTGGTAGCACCGACAACACGGGACGCTGCCGGAAAGCGTGTTTTCGTTACGTTTTTCTATTGGGCCAGCGATCCGATTAAGGACATTTTGGCTAACCTCCGCAACACTGGGTCGCCCGTATGGGAGTTTCCGCAAGACGCGCCGCCTGAGTACGTGCGCCACCTCAACTCTGAGCGCAAACGGGCGACGGTGGACAAGCGCACCAAGAAAACTAGGCTGCGGTGGACGGCAACCGGCAGGCCCAACCATATGTGGGACGCAGAGGCCATGAACGTGCTAGCAGCGCAGATCCTTGGCATCCTGCCGGATATGGCGAGCACCGCACCAGAGGTTGACGACCCCGCGCCCACAGAGTAGATTGGCCGCTCAACCATCAACACAAAGTGCGACTGGTTGTGAGCAACAGGGAATTAGTGCCCGGCCTGCCGTGTGGCAGTGTCCGGGCTTTTCCTTGTCCCGAAAGGCTTAATTAGATGGCTCCTGACCAAAAGTTACTCCTGCAAGTTTTCCTCACGCGGGACGTGGCCGAACTTCGCGCCATCGTGGCAAGCAAGTTCGACCTAGTGCTGGCGGGCAAGAGCTCTCTGGTTTCCAGCTCCATTGACGGCGCCGCGTTCCAGTTCAACGTCGGCGGCACACTGTCGCCACTTGATGTGGTAATGCTGGCGCAGCAGGCTCTTAACTACAAAGCCGCGGGCATTAGCGCGCCGGTGCGCAGGACTCAGGCGTATTTCATATGAGCCTTTTTGACCGTATTAAAAAGCTGGCTGGGTTTGGCACACCCAAGGTGGAGGCCAACAACAGCGGCGCCTATCGTCGCCAGCGACTCGTGGAGGGCGGCGTTTGGGGAGAACCCTGGTGGAGAAACCACACCCAGAGCATCAGCAAGGAACTGACCGTTGGCGAATGGCGCACGGTCAATTCGGCGGCTAGGAAGCTGTACTGGAACAACGGCATGGTCAATGCCGCCATCGACCAGAAATCCATGCTGTCCGTTGGGATGGCGATGCGGCCGATCTTTGTGGGCGCCGACAAAGCGTGGGGCAAGGTGGCCGAGGGCGTCCTTTTGGACTGGTTTCAGATTGCGTACCTTGACGGCAAATCTTGGTGGGAAGGGCTCCGACTGGAGTCCACCGCGATTGACCGTGAGGGGGATCTGCTTACGATTCTGACTACGGCCGCAAGTGGCTACCCGCAACTGCAACAAGTGCCGTGGCACCAGATCGGATCCCGCGGTGACGAGGGTCCGTTGACCACTGGCCGGTACGCAGGGCTTAAGATTTACAACGGCGTCATCCTTTCCAAGACCAACCGCCCAATCGCGTACCGAATCCTCGGGGAGAACCAAGACGGCTCCGATGACCGAGACATTCCCGCGCAGGCGTGTATGCTGACGATGGATCCGCGCGAGGTGGACCAAGTGCGTGGGATTTCCGCGTTTGCTCCTGCTATCCGCGATCTAATTTCCCTCAAGGACTTGGGCGACGACATCCAGAGCGCGTCTCGGATGGCTGCCAAAATTGGGTTGCTCGTCACCAACCAGCAAGGCATGGCCGACGCCAGCGACGCTTACAACGCGCTGACCGAAACCATGCCAGGCAACTGCTCGCCGGGGTTGCGATACACGCCGATGCAGGGCGGGCGCATCGAGTATCTGACAGCCAACGCTGGCGAAAGCATCAATCAAATCGACGCAAAAATCCCCACCGAAGCGCAGGACCGGCTACAGGAACGGCTTATCCGCAACGCGCTGCTGGCTGCTCAATGGCCGCCTGAGTTCGGGTGGGACATGTCCAAGTTAGGCGGGGCTTCTGCTCGCATTGTGCTCGAACAGGTAAACCGCATCACCTCCGAGCGTCACGCCTACCTAGCGGCATTTTGCAAACGCCGGTGCGCCTACGCGATTGCCAAATTCGTGGAGATGGGCATGCTCCCGCCGTACACTGGCGCCGACAAAGACCGCGGCGGCGCGTATCAGTTTCGTTTCACCGAGCCAGCCAGGCTCACGGCCGATTCCGGCTACGCTTCCCGCGACGCAATCGAAGCCTACCGTGCTGGCATGCGCAGCATGACCGACATTCTGGCGTCGGGATCTAAAACCTTGGAAGAGCACCTCGACGAGGTGGAGCGCGAGGAACTGGAGATCAAAAAGCGCGTGGAACGCTCAGGACTCAGCCGCGACGTGTTTGGGCTGCTTACACCCAACGGCAACCCGCCGACAACCGCCCCCACAGAATGAAGTTCCAACGCATTATCGAGCAGGTTTTTTATCGTCCGTGGCTCATCACGCCGGGAGGCTATGCAGCCGTCCGCAAGCTCGTGGAGGGCCGCCTGGTGCGCGCCAACGGCGACGACTACGAGGGGATGTCCGGCATGATGTCCAAGCGTGAACCCATGGAGATCGACGGGCAGGGCATCGCTCACATTTGCATTGAGGGCACCCTTGCCAAGGGCATTTCGCCAATCGAAGCCTGCTGCGGTGCGTGGGATTATGACTGGGTGGCCGATGACCTAGAAGAGGCCATGGAAGCTAACGTGCGCGGCGTGTTGCTGGAGATCAACTCTCCGGGGGGCAGTTGCTCGGGGTGCTCCGAAATCACCGACCTCATTCAGTTTTTGAAAGTGCCAATTGTGGCCTACTCCGACGACACGGCGTGTTCCGCGGCGTACAACATCGCCGTTTCATGCGATAAAGTTTTTGGATCCATTGGCTCAACTTGGGGCAGCATCGGCACAATCATTCCTTGGGTGGACCAGTCCGCGATGTACGAAGAGGAAGGGCTCAAATGGGATCCCATTACTTCAGGCCCGCTTAAGGGTGCAGGCATGGGGCCGTCTTTAAGTCCCGCACAGCGCGCCAGCCTGCAACAGCTCGTGGACGACAGCTTCTCGCAGTTCCGCGACAACGTGCTTAGGAACCGGCGCGTGGCCGATGAGTTCATGACTGGGGCCGCGTACCTCGCACCGCGGGCAAAGGCCGCCAACCTGATCGACGGCATAGGAAATCAGGAACTTGCCTACGGTGAGCTTTTGGGTATGATCGGCGCGTAGTTTCATTTGGGTTTGTTGTCTCGCCCGCGCCGGGTTTGGTTTCCCGGCGCGGGCTTTTACTTGTCCCAATTCGCGTAGGTAGATGGATCACCTACCGAACACCCTGACCGACGCGCTGGCCGCGCTCTCTGCCGCGCAGGCAGACGTGAGCGCTCTCAACGCACTAAGCGCCGAACACACCGCACTGGTGGCAACTTTTGACGCGCTCAAGGCCAAGACCGTTGAACTTTCCGCCGCGCTCGACGTTGCGCAACTGGAAAAGCTGGAACTGGCAAAAGCACTCGACGCCGTAAAGGCTGCCGAGGCCGATGCTTCCGCAAAGGCCAACGCCATTGTCGCCAACCTGGGCGTGGCTCCCGTCGCCATCCAGTCCGAACAACTTTCCGCACCCAAGGGCAAGCAAGAGCTTTGGGCGCATTACATGACTCTTGGATTCAGCGAGCGCAATGAGTTTTACGCCGCTAACAAGAAAGCAATGCAGCTCTAACCCTCACCTACCTAAAATAATATGGCCCTCAATGGCGTTTTCCTCGCACAAATCGCGCAGCAGTCGCTGCCGTTCCTGACTAATGCTTTCGCTCCCCTGCGTGGCATCACCACTGACTTCTCCACGGATGTTGCATCCGCTGGCAGTTCGGTGACGACCCGGTTTGCAACGGTCCCCTCCGTTGTCGACATCACTTCTGCGGGCTACGCTCCCGTCGCTGGTGACACGACCGCTCGCACGATCTCACTTGACCAGCATCGCGGCGTGACGCTCGGGTTCACCGACATCGAAGTGCTCCAGTCCTCCATCAATTTCCAAAACCTGTTCCTGGCACCGATGGTGCAGTCCTTGGGCGCTGACATGTTCGGGCAGCTCTGGAATCTGGTGACCGCTGCGAACTTTGCGCAGACTCCCTTGTCCTCCAGCGCAGCAAACTTCGACCGCCAGGACGTAATCGACCTCGGCGTGACGCTGACGCAGACCCTGAAGGCTCCCAAGATGGGCCGCTCGGTGATCATGAATCCCGCTTACTACGGCGCGATCTCCAAGACGTTCATCAGCGCGGAAATCCCCGGCATCACTCCTTTCAAGGCTGAAGGCACTGTGCCGCGTGTTTCGGGTTTCGATATTTACGAGAGCGACCTTTGCGACGCCAACAGCGAAGCACTGGCAGGTTTCGCACTGCATTCCTCCGCGCTCATCATGGCAGCTCGCCGCGTGAACCCGGAAGCCGCGTTGCAGGACTCTATTGAGATCGCTGAAGTGATCGTGCCCGACCTCGGGCTGCCGCTCACGTTCCGTAAGTTCTACGACCGCACCAGCGGAAAGACCTGCGTCAACGTGTCTTGCATCTGGGGCGTTGCAAAGGGCACCAACATGGGCGTCCGCATCGTCACTCCCTAAGTTTGACAGTTCCAAAGGCCGGGGTCCCCTTTAGTGGGGGCTCCGGCTTTTTTCCGAATATCCCAAAATGAAAATCTCTCTCGTAATTGAAGACGCCGGTGCAGGCCCGCAGGTGATCTTTTCCTCCTCCGAACCTGCTGACGCTAGGCAGTTTTTCAAAACGCACACAAACCCCGGCAAGCTGATTTTGGTGTGCAATCCGACTCCCGATAACTTCCGCACTATCCGCGGCACGCCGGTGGCAGAAGTTGAGGCGCCAAAGTTAGCCAGACGCTCCAAGGAACCGCTGCTCTAATGTCAGAGTGGACCGCCATCACCGAATCCGCAATGAGCCAGGCATTGGACTACATGCAGGCCGACTCCGTCACATACAACGGCGTCACAGTGTTTTCGGTGGCAAGTGAGAAGACTTCTGACCTGCTTGCCATGGGCGGGTTTG